GATGAAATTATCCGGGCAAGGGGTGTCAACGGCTTCGCTGATCAATGCAGCGGCAGTTGATGCCCTTAATCTTTTGGTCTGGTTTAAAACGAAAGACGCAAAGAAGAACAGGAACAGGCCGAAGTCACTGGTTGGATTGTTTACGCAGAAGGATAGCGATGATGTGGTGTCCTTCAAAACACCGGAGGAATTCGAACAGGCAAGACGGGCTATATTGAAACGAGGTTAAAACATGGCTACAGAACTTGCAAAAGCATATGTGCAGATAGTGCCATCAGCAAGAGGCATTAAAGGCGCACTTGAAGAGGAACTTGGCGGGGCTGCATCAGATGCCGGCAAAAGCAGCGGCGCGCTGATCGGATCGGAGCTTGTCAGCAAGCTTAAAGGCGTCATTGCGGCAGCAGGTATCGGAAAGTTCATCAAGGATTCCCTTTCCGCTGCAGGCGACATCCAGCAGTCCTATGGCGGCTTGGATACCATCTATGGTGAGGACGCAGCCGCAACGCTGAAAGACTACTCAAAGGCTGCCGCAGAGGCGGGCATTTCGGCAAATACTTATGCTGAGCAGGCTGTGTCATTCGGCGCGGCACTGAAATCCGCTTATGGCGGAGATACGGTGAAAGCAGCCGAAGCGGCAAACGCAGCAATCATGGCCATGGCAGATAACTCCGCGAAATTCGGTACGGATATCGGCTCGGTGCAGAACGCATTTCAGGGATTTGCAAAAGGGAACTACACCATGCTCGATAACCTGAAGCTTGGTTATGGTGGCACAAAGACCGAAATGGAAAGGCTGCTTGCCGATGCAGAGAAGCTGCCTCAAGCGATGGGCAGGAAGTTTGATCTCAGTAATCTGGGGGATGTCTATACTGCAATCGGTTTGGTTCAGGAAAGCCTCGGTGTAGCAGGCGTGGCAGCAGATGAAGCAAAAACTACATTCTCAGGGTCCTTTGGAGCTATGCAGGCAGCCGCAACGAACTTCATGGCATCCCTTTCTTTGGGCGAAGGCGTGGACGTGGCGTTGCAGAGCCTCTTAACATCCACAAGTACGTTCTTCTTTGGAAATGTGATCCCTCTGATTGGGAATTTGATTGCCAGTATCCCGCAGGTCATCACGACAGGGGTTCCGTTACTGATTCAGGCGGGACAGGATGCGTTTGCACAACTATCAAGTGTGCTTTCTGCGGATTCGCTTACTATGGGAATGGAAGCCGTTGTGAATATTATATCGGGCATTAGCGCTCAAATCCCAGAACTGATCGCAACGGGAATCGATATGATCACGTCACTTGTGAATGTGGTATTAGATGCTGCCCCGCAATTTAACGAACAGGGCATGAATGCGGTTTTGTCGATGATGAATGGCTTACTTCAAGGGTTACCATCCATCATTGAAGCCATTGGTAATCGTGCGGCAGCCTTGATAACAAAGCTTTTGGAAAACGCGCCCAAATTCATGGAGATGGGCGGGAATTTCGTTATTCAGGCGATTCAGGGCATTGTCAGCAACATCCCGCAGATTGTGCAGTCGATTGTCACGATGGTCACGCAGTTAATTACGACCATCGGGTCGAATTTGCCGCAGTTCCTTTCTAAGGGCCTTGAAATTGTCGCAAAGATTGCGGCGGGTCTGATTCAAGCGATTCCGCAAGTCGTAGCGGCAATCCCGCAGATCGTGAAATCTATTACAACCGGATTCACATCGATAAACTGGGCTGAACTTGGCATAAACATAATCAAAGGCATTGCAAGCGGATTGAAAAATGCAGGTGGAATCATTGTCGATGCCGCTAAAAACGCTGCGAAATCCGCCTTTGAAAGCGCCAAAAACTTCTTGGGCATACATTCACCGTCTGCACTTTTTCGTGATCAGATTGGCGCAATGATGGCTGAAGGTATGGCTGTCGGCTTTGAAGATAATGTTCCTACAAGCGAGATCGAACACGCCCTGCAGCCGATGACTAATGTTATTCCGGATGCCATTGGCGGTACACAGTACAGCTATGGCGGATTCGCCATTAATGTCTACGGCGCGCCCGGGCAGAATGTTCAGGAGCTTGCTGACATAGTTGCGAATCGGATCAATCAGGCAATCAATAGCAGACAGGCGGTGTTTGCATGAAAAACTTTTTCACCTTAGATGCCAAGTCCTCAGCCGATTTCAACACATATCTTGCTTCGTCGACCATGTTTAATGCACCGGAGCGGGATGTGGAGGCCATTGAGATCCCTGGGCGGAACGGCAATATAATCTATGACAATGGGCGCTTTAGGAATTTTGAAGCGTCCATTTATTGTTATATTCCGGTTGATATGCAGACCTATGTTCATGGTCTCAGAAACTGGCTGTTAAGCAAATCAGATTACTGCAGATATGAGGACAGTATGCATCCAGATGAATATCGGCAGGTCAGATATACCGGCGAGTTTGAGCTGGAAGAAAATGACCGGGTGGGTGCTGCTATCACATTGACTTTTGATTGCAAACCGCAGCGTTTCCTCAAGTCTGGCGAATCCTTCATTTCGGTATCATCCGGCGGGACCCTGTACAATCCGACAAGATTCACGGCTCTGCCCCTGATCCGGGCGAACGGCAACGGAAGCCTGTCCATTGGGGACACGACCATAACGATCAGCGGCAACTCCGGGGTCATTTATCTGGATTGCGATTTGCAAGACGCATATCTTGGTTCGACCAACAAGAACGGGTTCGTAACGCCTGACTTTCCGCATCTGGATCCTGGTGACAATCCGGTGACTATCTCCGGGCTGACGGATGTTGAGATCATGCCGAGGTGGTGGACGATATGACGGAAGTATGGAAACGCATCAAAGGCTACCATTATTCGGTAAGCAATACTGGGAAAGTCAGAAATGACGAAACCCAAAAAATCCTCAAACCGTTGCTCAGAAATAAGTATTTCACCGTGGTGTTGAGCGATGGGTGCGGGCTTCAAAAGCCTTTTAGGCTACATCGACTCGTTGCGGAGGCATTTGTAGAAAACCCTCAGAAAAAGCCACAAGTCAATCATAAAGATGAAAACAAAATAAATAATGTTGCGGAAAATCTGGAGTGGGTTACGGCAAAGGAAAATAGCAATTACGGAAATAGAAACCGCAAAATCAGTATTGCAAACAAAGCAAATGCGAAATATCGCTTTACGGCTGAAACACGGTTAAAAATGAGCATTTCCGCCAAAAAGCGGCGAGAACGGGAGGCGATGGCGAAGTGGTACCAGTAATATTCGATTCAAACGAAACGGCTTTCACCTCCAACGGCCTCGGCAGATTGGATGCCATCAGCTGCTCCGTGACGGAGGAACTGAACGGCCTGTATGAGCTGGAGCTTGAATATCCCATCAGCGGCCCGAGGTTCAAAGACCTTGTGGTCAGTAACATCATCCTTGCCCTGCCGTATGACGGCGCGGATCCTCAACCGTTCAGAATCTACAGAGTGAGCAAGGCCATGGGCGGCAGGGTGACGGTCTCAGCGCGGCATATCAGCTACCAGCTGAACTGGATCCCGGTGATGCCGTTCAATTATTCCAGTTTGTCGGATTGCCTGACCAAATTAAAAAGTCAGAGCGTTTATTCCAACCCGTTTCAATTTGTAACGGATAAGACCGTGACCACCGGCGGGGCGTTTACCGAACCGCTTCCCTGCCGGTCTATGCTCGGCGGTGTACAGGGGTCGGTCCTGCAAAGGTACGGCGGCGACTACGAATGGGATAAATGGACGGTGAACCTGTGGAAAAGAAGAGGATCCGATAAGGGAGTCCGCATTTCCTACGGCAAAAATCTGGTTGATGCGAACCAGGAAACCAATATTGAAAACACCTACACCGGCATTTGTCCGTATTACATCAACGATGACACGGACGAGGTCATCACATTGCCGGAAAAGTACATTCTGGCGAGTACGGCAGAAAACTTTCCTTTCCTCCGCATCCAGCCTGTTGACCTGTCGAGCGAATGGGACGAACCTCCAACGGTCGCCCAGCTTCGGACAAGGGCACAGAGGTACGTGACGGAAAACAATATTGGTCATCCGCACGTTAGCGTTGATGTGAATTTTGTCGCATTGTGGCAAACGGAAGAATTCAAGGATGTGGCTCCATTGGAGCGCGTCCAGCTTGGTGATACTGTGACCGTCCATTTTGACAAATTTGATCTGGACGAACAGGCCAGAGTGGTCTCATACGAATTTGATGTGATCAGGGAGCGGTATAATTCCATCACTATCGGAGATTTGCGGAGCAGCCTTGCAAAAACTTTTGTCGAGCAGGGTGCAGCCATCGAGGCCGCGGCTGACGAATTGAAATCCGACATATCCAAAAGCACCAGCTGGCTGACAAGAGGAAACGGCTTCGTTGTTGCCGTCAAAAACACGGACGGGTCTTGGAAGGAATTGCTTTTCCTCGATACTCCGAGCATCCAGACGGCGCGGAAAGTCCTCAGAATCAACGAAAACGGAATCGGCTTTTCCGATAACGGCGTGAACGGCACCTACGCTCAGGCGTGGACCCTTGACGGAACCTTAAGCCTCGGCGGCCTCAACAACGCCTACGGCAATCTGGTTCTGCTTAGTGCTTCCGGGCAAAAGACCCTGACCTTGGACAAGTCCGGCATGGCTCTGTATGACAAACAGGGGCGGCTGATTGCTGAATTCCATCAGGGTGGCACGTATTTCGACCATTACAACCGACAGGGGCAGTTTGATTCAGAGGCTTATCTGGACGGCAACGGCCTTTACGTTTCTTCGGAGAGCGGCTCGACAGACATTTCCCTTTCACCTGGCTATCTGGACATCACCAGCGAGGACGGAAGCACGGGGTCCTACAGGGGCGATGGTCTGGATGTCGCCGGAGTCAGCATCTACGAGAACCGGGTGGATGCCGGAACGGTTGCCGCGGGGACGCTGGAGGTCGACCAGATTCTGAGTAGCGGTGACGAAGGGCAATCCGTCCAGATGACGGTTGCGGGCACCATGCTGAACTTCAACAACGGCGTTCTGACCAGTTATGAAGAAGGCTCTGAGGAGCCTGAGATTGAGGGCGTGTCCGACACTATCTTCGTGGACGGCAACATTTTGACTTTTGAAAACGGCATTCTTGTGGAGGTCGATAGCGAATGACTACACAAACGATTAAATTAAACCTTATTCCGGGCGGCGTCCTTCCGGTCGTTTATGCATCGCAGTATGACAACCAGGTCAACGCTCTGGTTTTTCAGCTCTATGACGGCGCGACTCCGTACATCGTACCAACAGGCACGGCGGTCCTGATCAGCGGCACCAAGCCGGATAAAACGGGCTTTTCCTATGCTGCTGCCTCTGTCAGCGGTAATGTAGCCTACTGCAATGTTACGCAGCAGATGACGGCGGTCGCCGGAGATGTGCTTTGCGAGCTGAGGCTTCGGACGGCGACACAGATTATCGGGTCGTTGAACTTCATCCTGCGGGTGGAGCGGGGCGCGTTAACCGATGATTCCGTGCTTTCAGATACGGACATTCCGCTGATTGAACAGGCCGTGGACATAGCGGCAAATCTGGCCGACTATATCCAGACAGCAGAGGATTCGGCGGCAACGGCTGTCCAGATGGCGGCAACCGCAACTGATGCGGCAACCAGATCGGAGACCATCAACACCAATGTCGAGGGCATTTATGACCAACTGACGGATGCTACCACGGACGCAACTCAGGCGGCAGCTGCTGCCAATGCGGCGGCGGCATCTCTGTCCGGGCTGAGCGCGACGGCGAACACTCTGGAGGAGGGCGCAAGCGCTACGGCGGTCTACGATAGCACCACGAAGCGATTTACGTTTGGCATCCCCAGAGGGGCGACAGGCGCGTCCGGGGTAACGACTCCGTTGACCGGGTTTTTCACAATGTGGGTAGACACCAACGGCGATTTGTACGCGGCATCTGAAACGGATATGTCAGATTCGTTCAGCTACGATAGCGCCACGGGCAATCTTTATTATGTGACAGAGGATGGTAATTAATTATGGCAGTTGTACAGACTTTAATTGGCAACGTAAAAGGCCCGCAGGGCGATACTGGCGCGACCGGGCCGCAGGGCGCACAGGGCGAAGCGGCGACCATCAATGTGGGCACAGTTTCGACCACGGCTTATGGCAACCCGGCGCAAGTGGTCAATGTAGGCACGGAGTCGGATGCCGTGCTGAATTTCGTCATTCCGCAAGGCAAACCGGGCGAAAGAACGACCACAATGGGCAGCTTGACGCTCGACACCATCACCACGCAGACGGCAGTATATCCCGTCCCAGCGGTCGGAGACACAGGCGCAACTGTATTCGGTAAAATCGTTAAGTGGTTCTCGGACGCTCTGACCGCCATTACGGGCAAACTCGACAAGTCGAATGTGGTCAACAATCTGACCACCACGGCTGAGGGCTATGCCTTGGATGCGCGGCAGGGCAAAGCACTCAACGATAAGCTATTGTCTGTTAGATATGAGGCGTCGGACGTGACATGGACGGCAACTGTCAACACGCAGTATACATGGTTTTACAAGATTGGAAGGATAGTCATCTTCCAGATCTATGTAACAAGCACGATAAACTCTTCGAATACCGGCATTGGCACGCTTCCAGCCGAGCTTTATCCAAACGCAAACCAAGTGTGGTTTCCTACGTTAAGCAACGGCGGTGGTAATACCACAATCCGCGCAACTATTCAGCGTAACGGGGCTATAGGCTGTGTACCGGGTAGTAGTTCGTTATCTGGCGGTTTTATCTCCGGCGCATATGTCAGTTTGAGTTGAGGAGGGGCACATCATGGACGAATTAAGATTAATCAACGGGTACACTTTCCAGATTGAAGACGGAGCAAGTCTGGGACACATTGAACATATCGCAGAAACGGAAGCGGCGGCCTTAGAGGTCTGTAATCAGCTTACGGCCTATAACTGCTCCCACGTCGAGTTTCTGCACGAGGGCATGGTCACAGGCACCTATGACGACCTGATTATCACCTCCCTGCCTGTCCGCCTGATTCTGAAGGACGGCAGAATTTCTGTAACTTTCAGCCTCAGGGAGAAGTCCGATATGGAAGTCCGTGTCGAGGCCCTTGAAGAGGAAATGACCGAGGTGCAGGAAGCAATCGCCGAGGAGGTGGAGGCATGACACACGCACGGGCAAAGATTTGGGCACGGCTTATCTACAAAGGCCAGCGCACTATTGATGATGTGCCGGAAGCTGACCGGGCGGATGTAAGAGCCGCGTACAAGGAGTTATTCGGAGAGGATATCTAAAATGGATGCTCTGATCGAATTTGTGGCCGCCAACTGGGTGCAATGGCTTTTTGCTGCTGCCACGGCGGCCCTTGCATTTCTATATCGTAACATTTCCGCCCGGCTTGCCAACGAACAGCGGAAAAATGAGGCTATCGCCGCCGGTGTTCAGAGTCTCCTGCGTGAGTCGATTGTGGGTAACTACAACAAATATTCCGAAAAGGGTTTCTGTCCGATTTATGCGAAGGAAAGCATAAAGAAAGTATATGCGAGTTATCACGGCCTTGGCGGCAATGATGTAGCAACTGAACTGTATAACAAAATCCTGCGGATGCGTGAGGTAATTCAGAATGATGACCAATAAGACATATGACACGTTGAAACTTATCGCCCTGCTGGTGCTGCCGATTGGAACCTTTGTCAGCACATTTTTCGACATCTGGGGCATCCAGTACGGTCAGCAGATTCAACAGACCTTCATTGCCCTTGATGTCCTTTGCGGCGCGGTAGTGACCATCGCCAAGCAGATTTATGATTCGAGGCAGAGCCATGGCTGATATCAATGATCTGGTTGCAAAGGCCAAGGACGAGCTTGGCTATCTGGAAAAATCCCGGGCCAACTATGATTTATACGGAGCGAACTGCCTATACCACAAGACCAAATACGCCGGAGCGGACAACTATACCAAATACGCTTACGAGCTGAGGGCCGCCGGCCTCGGTCATCCGAATGGTCAACCTTGGTGCCAATCGTTTGTAAACTGGCTTTTCTACAAGACCTTCGGGGCAGACCTGGCTAACCAGCTGCTTTGCGGCAAACTGTCTTCCGCTTCAACCATGGAAGTCAAGGATGCTTTCGTCCGGTCAGGCCGTCAGGTCGCAAGCGTGGAGCCGGGGGATATCGCATTTCGTGCCCGGTCTGGCGGAGGCCATGTTGGTCTGGTTATCGGCTATGCGAATGGCAAGGCTATCACCATCGAGGGCAACAGTTCAAGCACAGATATAACTTCGTGGAATGGCGGGGCTGTGGTCAAGCATACCGGCGCACCATGGACATGGTATGTCCGCCCGGATTGGTCTCTGATCCGACCTAAAGAAGAAGTTTGGAAATGGATCCAGAGCGGCGGCAAGTGGTACTACCAGAACCAGGACGGAAAAAATCTGCATGGTTGGGCGAAAATCAAAGAGTCCGCCGGGGACTACTTTCATTGGTACTGGTTCGACAAGACCGGGGCCGCTGCCACTGGCGGTGTCCAGATCGATGGCAAATGGTACTTCTTCATGCCGGAGGGCGAAATGGAAGGTGCCGAGTGCATCACCAACTCCGCTGGCGAGTTAATGGTCTGGTCGATGACGGAATAAACCTTTTGTTAAAAAGCGGTGCCACCTCCTGCCGTTTAACTGTTTTTTCTTTTTTCATACGCATCGCTTTTATGCCTCGGCTTCGTGCCGGGGCTTTTTTTATTGGAAAATTTCCACGCAAAATGTAAAAAACTATTGCATTTCCTCGCATTGTGTGGTATTATAAAGACAACAGGAGAGGGCATAAGCCCAGACAATGAAAGGAGAATCAATCATGGCACAGAAATTTTACTTCTTACACGGCGGCGCATACGACGCGATTGTTATAACCTCCGCCGACAACGAAAATGTAGCAGTATACTTTACCGATGACGGAAGCGCGGACTTCCCGCATAACGCAGAGGAGGCAAGCCGCTATGATGTATCCGAAATCATCGGACTTGAGGCAGACCAGATGGAGGATTACAGACACGGCACCAACTGCGGAGTGATCGACGATTTCGACCCGAACGCAGACGAATGGTTTGAAGGTGAATCCAGAATGACCGAGTATACACCGGCATAAGAAAAAAGACATCAGAACGTGAAAGGAGAACAGCGATGAAATATATCGTAATAATGGAACTTAAGCACGGAGTTATCGACACTAACCTTCTGGAGACCAATGACCTGAAAGAAGCATTTGAGAAGTTATACGATACTTGGCACCACCTGACCACCAACGAGCGGAAGAACCTCGAGGCCCTCATGATCCTTGAGAGCCGGAACCCGGACGAGGATGCACCTGATCATTACGACGGCAACCCGGTCCTGGATTGCACCAAGGCTTACCGGCCCACCGAAAGATACGCCGATAGCTGGTACGGCGGAGAGGGCGACGTGGAATATGTCGAGGACTGCCAGAAATACGGGATCCCGATGGATGACCTACTCCACCTGATCAAGTCCTGGAACGCAGACGAGCCCGGAAAACTTGAGGAAATCATAAGCCAGCTGGAGGAGGTCTGACATGACTATCAAAGAACTGAGAGAGCGCACCGGCATGAAGCGGGCCGAGTTCTCCCGGAAGTATGGAATCCCGGTCAGGACGCTGGAGGATTGGGACGCAGGTCGGAGGAAGCCGCCGGAGTGGCTGCCGAACATCTTAGAAAAGGCAATCAAATATGACGAGCAGTAAGGAGGGGCTTCGGCTCCTCTTTTTTATTGAGGTCAAAAAGTGAGGTCAAAAACGCTGAGAGCCTTGTATATAAGGCACCAAGTTGGGTTCGAGTCCCGCCACCGGCATCGAATCAAAAACCACGCTATAGCTTGATTTTGACTTAAACAAAGGCTATAACGTGGTTTCTTTTTGTCTCTGGTTCGGCATCATTCGACCGATAAAAGCACCATAAAACCGAAAAAGTGAGGTCAAATCGAGGTCAAATTGAGGTCAATTTTTGGATTCCGAAAACTGGCTGAAATGCTCGTTTATAATGGCATTCTCCCGCTGCATTTCTGCATCGATTTTATTCTGATAAATGCGTCTTAAAACGGGTGAATTGCTCGACCAACCGCCCCGGGCCTCGATGGTCTTCTGTGAGATGCCCATGTACATCATGATGCTGGCCCCGTAGTGTCTCAAATCATGGAAGCGGAACGGATGTAGACCAGACCGCTTCAAAGTCTTGCGGAACTTGTCACCGATATAATCCGGGGTATGCGGTATGATTCGGCCCTCTATGCCCTCCAGCTCCTTGATGACAAAATCCGGGTAAACGATCCGCCGGGTGCTATCTTTTGTCTTCGGCTGCTTGACCACCCACACGCCATCAGGATCCTTGACCATAGCCTTGTTGATATAGACCACGTTTCCGCTGATGTCCTCGGAAGTCAGAGCGCAAACCTCGGATCTCCGGCACGGCCCGAACGCCGCCAGAAGCACGGCCCGGAGTAACTCGCCGTCTCCGTCACGCCGGATCTGATCGAGCAGGGCGGCGATGTCATCGTCTGAAGGGCAGTAGTTGTCGAACATGACGGGCTGAGGCAGCTGAACGCCCAGGCGGATGGTATCGTCCTGCATGGCGATGGCGGCGGACAAAAGACCATAACAGTTTTTGACGGTCTTGGGAGACAGGCCGGAAAAGGCCAGCCGCGATACCCATGCTTGGACATCCGATTTGGACAGGCGGCGGATGGAAATGTCTCCGATATCGTCGAAGTGCTTCTTCTGAATGCCCTCGTAGGAACGGAGCGTGGACGGAGACAGGACACCACGTTTTACATCGATATACCGCTCTAACGCCTCAGAAACGCTTATAACGGGCTTTCCTTCGTCAAGGTGTTCATCTTCCCATTCTTCAGCCAAACGCCTTGCA